AAATTTATCCCACTCTGATTATTCTTGATGTCAAGGGTTTCTTGAAATTATACCCTAAAAAGTTCTCGCCACCACTAAAACTTGCAGCGGAACTTGCCATCGTTAGTGCAAGTGCGTCAGCTTTATCTGGAGACTTAACACCTCTTTTTTTCATTTCGTCCTTAGACTCTATTTTTATTTTTCCAGTTGATGTATATTTATAACTAGGTGCTGCCAATTCTGATACAAGCTCATCATCATTAGGAAGTCGGCAATTACGCAGCACCAACCAATCTTTGATTGCGAACCATAACTCAGCTCTTAGGTTTAAATAGTTTTTCTTAGTCGATGGTGCTTCAGCAACATTAACTCCTCTTACTGGTAAATTTTGTTCAGCTAGTCTATCTACAACTCCACTACCAAGACCAATTACGTCTATAAGTATTTCTTGTGGTTGTTCTACGACTGTACTGTCGTCATATAAATTTTTAACTGCACCGCATAATTGCATTAAATCCATCGATTTAAAAGTCTTAATTTCAAGAACAGTATTACCTTGTCTTATACATAGTGCAGAATTATCGCCACCAAAACGTGCAACGTCTAATCCCCATACAATAGGTGCTTTTGTTGTTAGTGCCACGTCTCTGTCGACAGCGTTTCTTGCTAGTTCCATTGGTATGACTGAATCATCATCAGCGTTAGGGAACTCGCCTCGTACTTCTACTCTAGCAACGGTAGAGTCTTCACCGTATTGTTCTAGCATAGTTTGGAAAAGTTTTTGGTCAGTACCCTCGACTGTGCGTGAGTCTATTTGTTCTAGGTTCCAGAACTTACGTTTAGATGTAAAACTTTCGTAGAAAGGCCCTGTATTTCTTCTGGGGTTAGAAAAAGTAAACCAGAAACGATTTTCTGTAGGTTCGGAAAAGAAACCTTCGGAGACTGAGTAAATAGGAGCTGGAATACCCGATGCTTCATCCATTATCAAACATACTCCGTAAGATGAATGGATACCTGCAAACGCATCTGGGTTTTCCTCGCTCCATAACTGTGCTTGGGCGTAGTAGTAGCCCGTGTCTATTTTTAAATCTCTTTTAAGTGCTTCTTCAAACCAACCATCTGGTTTTATGGTGGTAGCAGTTTTAGAGAACCAATGATTGTTAATTGCTAGTGTTAGCCACTTACCTAATTCAGCCCATGTTCTTGAACGAAGCTGTTGTTCGGTGTTAGCGGTGACGATGATGGTTGAGCCTAGTCTGGTTGATAGCATCCATAGTATTAACCATGCGACAAGGGCGGACTTTCCTATTCCACGACCAGAAGCAACAGCAAGTCTAAACATTTCTGGTGTTACTTCGCCTTTATTTCGTTGTATGTGAATTGATAAATCTTTTAAAATTTTTTTCTGCCACTCTCTTGGGCCTGTAAAATCTTCGAGGGGGGTGTCCTTCTGTCCCCAGGGGAAGATAAACATCACAAAGTTGTATGGATCATCTGCAACTTGAGGTGACCAAACTTCGGTCATTAGTTGTTGTTCAGCTTCAGCACCGTATTTCATATATTTACCAAAATGATGAATAGTAGAAAATTACCAAGTCCAGCTATGGTGGTGATTTCTATTATTTCTTTTATTACCTCTTTCATATTCTACTCAAAAAAAATTAAAAAAAATTAGCGCAACAGTTACACGTAATATACCCGTGCGAAAAAATGTAAGGGGGGGTCAATCATTTAAAATCGGAGCATGATTTGTCAGATTGTGGGCGAACCCTTACTGTTAGCAGTAATGCCTTTTATGTGAATTAGCTAACCGCCCTTATTATCATCGTTCTTTATATCGTCTTGGTTATTTACCAGTTGTGTCCGAAGCTGTAGACGTTGATTTAACAGCGTTTATAACTTTAGGTTTTTAATAGTCGCCATAGAGTCGCCAAGTCTATCTTTTGCGCCAGTTAAAACATCATTCAAATTAATAGTAGCGTGAACATTCTCGACTCGATCCTTCCAGGTCTTTGGGTCTTGGTTCTTTAGATAAAATATCTGGGCAGTTACGTTGCCATCAGTTGCCGAAGTAAAAAGAGAATTAGTAACCTGGGCCAGTCCTTTGGCTTGACCCCTTTTTAAAGCCTCCTCAAATTCAGCAGAACGCTTTCTTGAACGGTCTATAGTTGACCAAGAAACGCCCATAGCACGGGCAATCTGAGTTGTTCCTAAACCTCTGGAAGCAAGATTCTCTACCTGTTCTAAATCTAAATTAATTAACTTTCTACCCACTTTTTTGGGTGGTTTCTTGTCGTTTTCAGTCAAAAATTGCTCCATATTTGAAATTTTTTTATGCTCCTTAGACCCCTATCTTACAACATTCTTCATAAAAACCCTAAGTTTTTTTAGCTAACTACTTGTAATATAAGTACAATTTAGGGATAATGTGTAAGTCAACGAAATACTTTAGGAGGTAAACATGACAAACACTTACACAGAAAACCTAGCAGACTTTGGACCTAGGCAACTAAAAGAAGCTGGTAAATTATTATCAGCAATCGGGAACGGCTTACCAGATGATTTTTATGACCAAGGAATAAAAGTTGGCTGGAATATAAACTCTGGATATGTCTTTTTAACTAATGATGATTACCAAGTTGCTATGTATGATGATGAAAGCGAAGAACTATACAGCTTCTACACTACACCATACGAAGGTAGAGAGGGTTGCTATGAAGAACTACTGCAAGAATATGACGACATGCACCCAGAAGACCAAGAGTTCATGAACGACATCAAACAATATAACAGGAAGGTGGCGTAATGAGTAATTCAATATTAAACAAAGCAAAAGACACTTTCATTCAAGAACAAGTAGAAGATAGTTTTAATGATTATAAATTTATAATGAGTGTTTTATATGAACCACTTTAAAAACGAAGTGAATAAAATGTCTGAAAAAGAATTTAAAGACTATTTAGAAAATGAACTTGGGTACTCAGAAGAAATGATAAGTAATTTATTCAAATTAGAGGCGGTGCAACAATGAAAACGCGATCACACAAAAGCATTATCGGACAACTTCGCAAGAAGTACGGCCTAAAAGATAATACGCCTATTCACAAAGTAGAGCAAATAATGACAGCCGAGGACTGGCAAGCGTTTAGCACCGCTTTAACCTTTCCAAATGGTAAACCATCACAAAGGGGGAAATGATGTTGACTAAAAAAGAACTAGAAAAGAACAACTGGAATATAGTTCCAGAGGGCGTATGGTTTGGCGTTGATTATGCTGAATCACACAAAGTAAACGTATTAGATGTGCTTACTGATTTGTTAGACCTTGATACGGATGCCGAGGGTTATAACTTTGTTGTATGTGCATATAAAAAAGAAGGGGGAAATGATGAGTAAATTTAACAAACAAAAAACCATAGACAAAATTGTTGATGATTTTGGCAACTGTAGAATGAATAGTCACTGGTTTTCTAAAAGTGAAACACAGATCGAATGGTCAAGCCATCAAGAAGTGTATTTAATATTACATCAAGATAAAACCTGGGACTATGCCGAACCAAAACATTTAGATATGTATGTTGAGGATTTAGAAGTTCAAGATTTAAAAGAATATGCAGGGGTCAACTAATGGACCTACAAACATTACTAATACTTATGTTCATGGCTTTTTGTCTTTATGGAGTCGCACTAATCATTAAGGATAAAGATAAATGATCTTTTCAATAAACATCAACGGCTTAATCGTTGACTGGTGCTACACCATAAACAACCATGAGAAGCAGTATCATCAAACATGGATACCTAAACTCAGCGACATACAAATAATAACCAAGGAATTAAAGGGTCTTACAGTTAGCGAAGTTAGAAAGCTAATACTTGAAGACATGCAACCAGATATACAAATGGTGAGAGATAACACCAACAAGAAGGCGAGAGCCAGGAGGGAAAAAAATGTCTAAAGATGTAGATAGAATAAAAGAACTAATAGAAATAGAACGCGACCTTAAAACAGTGCCAGTGAAAGATGTTGAGAGAGTCTATACCGTTGAGTTTATGCCTATTGAATTTAATATATTCGTAGGCAACAAAGCACCAACGAGGGAAGAAGTAGGCAGGGCAATCATTCAAGAGATTGAGAATGATACCTTTTATTACAAAGAAGTTATTAAACACGTTAAGCAAGATGATGAATAACCTAATAACTAAAATAGTATTTATGACAATCTTAATTTGTTTATGGTTATTGTTTCTAATGAACGGTGGTATCAAATGAAGATTGATCCGCACCAACTAGAACAAGCAACCGCATTTATATTAGAAACCAATAAATATATTTACGAACAAGCAAAGGAACTAGCAACGCAACACCTGGAAGCGGAGGACAACAAGAACTTCAAATTTAGGATTAAACGCTATGAGCCAGAAAGCAAAGAAACGCTTTTGCATTTCGCTGATGAGATAACCGCATGGGCTGAATGTGAAAAGAACTATCCGCTTATGGATTTCATAGATAAATTTTTTAAAATTAAAAAGGGGTACTAATGATTAGAGTACAAATACACGGAACAACAATTTTTGGATACGTCCGAGGAGACTACAAAGAAAATAATCTCAAAAGAGTTGCTTTTCTTGACGAGGAAACCAAACAAGTAAGACGAGTCACTAAAAACCAAATTAAAGAAACTTATCAAAAAGAGAGGTATAACTGATGAACAAAGCTAAATTAGTAAAACTAGCAGATGAAGTATTGACTGATATTGATGTTGATTTAGAAAATTTATTAAGAGCAAATTTAGAGGAAGAATTGTGCAATCAACTTCATAGTAAATTTTATAATGCTCGTAATTTTCTTAAGGGCAAGCTAGCACACGGTGTTGGTTATGTCGTAGATGAAAAATCTTATAAATCTGTAAAACCAATATTAGATGAAGCTATAAATAAGCTGTTAAAATGAGATTTATTAAAAAAATACAAAAATCAGGTATTTCATGGACAATAAAAAATGAAAAAAAACTTTTTAAACATTTTGTAAAAATGGGTAAGTTTCCTAAACAAATTTCTACAAGCGGCAAATTAACGTATAATTAACCAATCACGGAAGCTGAGAAGGGTATCTCAAACCCCCTAAAGTATAAATTACTCTTCTTGGCTTTCTCTCTCCAACATCACACCCAAACCAACGAATAAGAAATGCTTATGTTGAACGCCCCTCTTTAGGCTTCGCAAAACTTTCCTCTCCCCATCAATCGCACACCAAATAATGTTCTGATCCATAAGATTTTGAATACCTTTACTAACGGTCTTCCTGTTCATACCAATCATTAACGCCAAGTAGCTAACCGCATCATGGCTTGAATAATCCTGGGCCGAATACCTCTCGCACAAAGCATACAAGACTAGCTTCTCCCTACCCTTTTAAATCGGTTCTGCCCAGATGTTTCTTATACCACTTCCAGACAACCTTCTTCAGCTTCGAATAGCTCTTATACTTCATGGCTACACCGTAGGTTATCAACCCACTCTTCTCTGGCGTTTCAATCGCTTCTACGACTAACCACCACTTTTCCTTATTCAACTAACTAACCGCCCTGAGACTAAAATCCCTTTTCGTAAACCATTCATTCATTAACACCATCGAGTCTGGGCAAATCGTATAGACTCTCTCCCTCTTATCCTTCCCTACGTCCTTGCACATATACCCTCTCGCGACAAAGTCCTCTAACACCGTTGCCACCGTTGACCGACTCCCCATACTGCTAGGCAATAGTTTCACTATTGTTTCAAAATTAATGCTTTTGCTACTCGCGTCAGCAATAGCAACTTCCAACACCAATAAATAATGCAACGGGTCAGACCACCAGAACGCCATGAAACCTTTACTCCGCTTATTCCTGTAAAACTCATCTCTCGCTTCTATCATTCTTGCTTCTAACTGTTTCATTGTATGCTCCTATAATTTTCACGATTCATTTAGTGATTTGTTATATTATTACAACCCAACATTATCGGTAAATTTTACTGATATTTTTTACCCCTGAGAGATGAGCCGACAGGCTCACTCTCTCTATTAGTCTAGTCTTGGATATATGGGTACCCGTATGGTCAATCATTGGGTATATGGGTACCCTGCTATTGGGTATATGGGTACCCAATCAAGTATCCTTCTTTTTGTCTTTTTTAGACTCTTTTTTGGTCTTTTTCTTACTAAATATTCTATCCCAATTATCCTCAAATATTTTCTTATCTATTTGCCTTGGTCTTTGGTCGCTTCCCTTCCCATTCATTTCATTTACTCCTTAGTCCCAATCAAAGGACTTTTTATTTTGATCTAAAATTTCTAAAACTGCGCCACGTCTAACCAAAGTTTTGGTCGCATAATCTACGTTGCCAGAATTACTTTTAACTAGACTGGCTTTTACAACTGCCATTCTGTCTACCTCAATACCTTGCTCCAGGCATATCTTTTCGCAAGTATCGTTATCCGCTAACCACATAGCGATAGCAAAACGAACTGAGTCAGTAATACTTGAAGCACCACGTATCTCAGCACGGTGCGAAAGTGCATCGTCTGAGTCATTAGTAAGGGCAGATTTTGCCAAGTGATGAACTGTGAGACAGGTAATACCTAACCTTGCGCTAATATTTGCACAATAACTACCCCATAACTGGCCAACTTCATTGCTTGAACTAATATTTCCCGTTGTAAATGCTTGTAATGGGTCGAATACAACCAGTTTTAAATTTGGTATTGTCTTTAATTCTTCTACTAACTCAGTTGCCTGGGACGTAATCCCTTCTTCTCTTAATAAAATCATTGGTTCTTTTTGTTCTGGAATAGGAAATACATAAACGTCATACTCGGATTGAAAACGTAAACCTAATGGGTCTAACGCATCAATCCTTCTATGCACTTCCCCAAGATCATCTTCAGCTGCAAAAATTACAGTAGAGCCTTTTTGTTTTATGGTTTTACCCCACCAATCACCGCCAGTTGCAATGCCTAAAGCTAATTGAATCATTGATAAAGATTTACCAACGCCACCGACAGCTGCAATGATGCCTGGTTTACCAAAAGGAATGAAACTATCTACTAACCACTCTATTGGTTTTGGTTCTTCAACCAAGTTGCGAATAGCATATTGTCTAATATTAAACTTAGACTCTATTAACTCTAACCTAACTTGTTCTAATCCCTTCTCTAAATACAAATCATTGAAATCACCAATAATAGAAGGCAATCTGGAAACTGCATTAGTAATACTATTGACTACTTCATTGGCACATTTCTCGCCAATCCCAGAGGTATCGTTATCAAGTGCAATAATAAACTTTGCACCTGTTATAGAACGCAATCTCGTACACGCAGAGACACAGAAATTTGCAGAGAATACCACCGCGACAGGTAAACCCGTAGCTTCGTATATAGAGGCTCCTGTTGCATATCCTTCACATAAAATAATTGTTTCTAAACCAGGTAATTCATGCGCTTCACAACCAATTAAGAATACATTTCCTTTAACTTCACCACCTCCAGCAAACTTTTTACTGCCATCTGGCATGATGTATTGAAGTGACTTTATTTCTGAAACTAATATTCCATTATCATTATTTCTTATGATAGAATGCACCCCGATTAATAGGTTTCCATTAATCGTTTTTAAACCATAATTTTTAATCTTTTTATCTGTGAGATACTTATGCTCTATAACTTCATTCGCACCAGCAAACTTTTCCTTAACGTATACGGCAACTTGTTCATGCTGTATTTTCTTAGCCTCCTCTCGCCTCTTTTGTGCCTCTTCCAGCTTGGTTTGTAATACCCTTTTTTGCTCGGCAGACATCTCATTAGGATTATAAGAAGTAAACTTGTTTTCTAAATTGGTTCTCCAATTACCATAAACGCACACAAAGTTTTGATCTAACTGGTTATAAACATAATACCCAGAACGCTCACCACCCCTATCTGGTCGATGGTTAGGACCAGCACTTACTGAAACTCTAACTAAGTTCCCTGTCGTATCTAAATAATCAACTAACAAACCATGAGAACGCATCTCATTGATTAAGTCAGCATTAGATTTACTTGTATTACTAAAGGCATAGTTGTCATCTATAACAACGCCCTTATCTCCATAAAATTGTGTTAAGTCAGTCATCAGCCTGTGCCTTGGAGTTATTGAGATAACTTGACACAAGCCTTCTTATAAAACTAATCCTGTCTTCTTTAGTCCATTCATGCAGGACAAAGGATTTATTTTTTTTAGAAACTTCTAGGTACGTTGACTTACTATCACTTAGTGCAACAGATAACAGCTCCTCGTTAATCTGTGCGAAATTTTTAATTTGCTCCATTTTTTTACCTTCTCCAATAAATTTAAGATGTTCATAACAACAGGCACCTTTAATCTTGCCGTTGCGGATATGAAGTAGCGGAGAGCTAAGTCCATGACAGTATGAACATAGACTCGGCCTCCGATACTTAAGATCATCATTATTAAAAAGGTAGGTCGTCTTCGTCTTCGACATCGCTAGGGAACATTTCCTCTTTATCTTCTTTTGGTAATACGTCTTTAGGGTCAGCGTTTTCTTTAGTAGCAGTAGAACCATAAGGCTTCCAACCATTACCAAAGTCATCTTTGACTTCTAAATAACCTTTCTCGCCAACGACTAATTCGCCTTCGACTTTTTTACCCAGAAGTTCATCAGAGTTTTTCATTGATGCTACTCCCATTGCATTTAGCATTTTCATTAATGACTCTCTGCCTATCTCAACAGGCTTGTCATTATTGTGTGCCATTGTGAACGCATGACTAACTTTTATAATCTCGCCCTCTACATCAAAGTGAATCTTTAAAGCCTTCCAACCATTCTTACCCTCAATCATTTCTGACCCAGCGTATTCAAAGTTGTATCTTCCAGGCTTTACCCTATCTCCACCGCCAGAGCTTTCTCCGACTTCTATTTTATCCAAACCAAATTCTGTTAAATCCATGTTATTACCTCCGTAAAATTTAACAATTAATAATTAATTACCCAGGGTCGTATTCCTCGTAATCATCTGCTCGACTTATTTCTTCTTCAAGGGCATCAACAACATCTGCTAAGACTCTGTTTGCACCTAACGGGAGAATAAGGTCATCATCTCCGTTTTTATCCATACAATCTTCAACTAAAATTTTAGCTTTACGCATAAAGTAAATTAGTTTTTCTTGTTGAGTTGCCATTACTTCGCAATCAGTTTACCAATTTCAGTCCACGTCTTTTCAGCTCTAACTATAAAGTCATCGCCTTCTTCTACGACTGATATTTGTTCTGGTAATCCGTATCTGTTTTTCGGCTACACAAGCTGGGGATTCAGTGGTCACTAATATCCTTCCAGATTGAACAGTCTTACTTGTTAGTCCTTTACTACCTTGAACTTTTACAGTTCCTTTTTTGTAGTTTAAGAACAAACACATATCACTTGCTTCAAGTACCAAGGCACTTGCTGCTTTGTGCATTTTAAGTTCATGCCTATCGTATGCCTCAGTAGACGGATCGTGAAATGCTTTGATTTGGTTATGAGCAATCATAACGATACGCATTTTCTTTTCGTTTCTTAATATATTTACTAAATCAAGAACCTCTCTCCAATACTTCAACGCTTCTGCATACCCACGACCATAACCAAAACTTTCAATCGAAGGTTGTTTATGTGCTTCACAAGTCTTTGCATGAATAAGTGGCTCTAACCAATCTAAACTATCAATAACTAAAGTGTTGTATTCAAGTTCATCTGCATCAACTAAAGATTTTAAATACCCGTGAAAAGTATCGTAGTCTTTTGATAATGGAAAGTGAGGTATATCTCTGTTGTTAGTTAAGATTCCCAAACCTTCTTCAGTTTGCAAGACAACAGGATTTTTACTTCCTACTGCAAGTGTTGTTTTACCTAACCCAGATGGGCCATAGATAATTACAATACTTGGTTTTGCTTTTGCTTTCTTTTGTATTGCTGCTAAAGACATTAGTTAATCTCCTTAGTAACGCCCTCTATCTTGATAGGCTTTTTGTAAGGCGGTAATTCTTTTTCTAACTTCTCTAAAGTGTTAGCTACATTTTTTCTTACCGCTTCCATGTGATGAACAGTTTTAGTTGCTAATTGATATGCTTCATTCAACTGTTGCTCCGCTTGTAAGTCTCTGCTGATTTCTTCTACCAAAGGCGCAGTTGCATCAGTTAAGTCTCTCTCAAATATCTCTCTAGGGTTTCCATCTTTATCTTGAAAACTTAAGAGAGGTTGTTCCTTCTTCTTTTCATTTACCATTTTAATTATCCTCCATGGATTTATAGGTTTCGCAAACTTCTTTGTGTGAACAGAATTTGCACCAATTTCCAGCATTAAAGCTAGGCTCATCACCCATCGCTTCATCACAAGCTGGTTTCAGAATATTCAAACCCCAGTCAACTAAGTCGACTGCTTGAATATCCCAAGTTCGTATAGGCCCATCTTTATGAAAGGCTCTTTTGTTTGGTTGTACGATTGTCATTTCAATGACTGTATCTTCATTGCCCCATCGTGATAGGCAACCTAGGGCATAGCACATTAGCTGTTCGTTCATCACAACATCTACCGCCCAAGCACCAGACTTTAAATCACCAACGACCATTCTATTACCTTCGCCAAGGATAACTGCATCAGCAGTTCCCCAAAGGTCATCATTTATATCTGGAGCATTTACTTTTTCTTCTACAAGTAATTTACCGTTAAGTTCTTCAGTTCTTTTATTAATATAATCAACATAGATTTCTGCCATGTCGATGTCATCTTGCGTAATATCAAAACTAAAACCATCTACATCTACTGTTCTACCAAGATAATAGTCAGCTAAAGAAATACCATCTAATCTATTTTTAAGTAAGGCTTCTACCATTTCGTGAGTAGAAGTACCTCTGGCTGCTGCCATGCTACCTTTACGTTCCGCAGCTGCATTTATCTTTGCACTAGCAGGGCAACGAATAATTCTATTAATACTACTGGGTGATAATATCGCGTGTGGCAAGTCCGTACTCCTCTCTTATTAATGATGCAAATAGTTCCGTAGAAATATTCATTGCAACATTGAAATCTTCCATTTCAAATAAATTATTTTTAAGTGCGTAAGTGTTAGCTATCATTACGCGCCAGTCTGATCTGTCAGCTCTAAACCATAAGCATGGTAAGAGTCTTACCTTCCTTGCTTGCGTGGTTGTTTGTTCCCAGAAGTTTTTTAAGTCTCCTGGTGTGATAACTTTTCTTCTTTTAACTTCGATAGCAAAACCATCTAAGCCTAGTAAGTCGTGGCCACCACCGAATGTTTGTGAGTAGTTAACTTCTAATTGAATACCTAAAAGTTCTTTGATTTCATCAATAACTTCTCGCTCACCTCTGCGACCTTTGTTTCGCGCGTTGACCAAACTACTCTCCGACTTGTGATGTTTCTTCTAGCTTTATGATTTCTTCAAACTTGTATCTAACTTGACCACCTAGCTTTACATAAGATGGGCCTTTGCCATGTGAACGCCAGTTCTCTAAAGTTCTTGGAGACATTCCCCATCGCTCAGCAAGTTCGTTTTGATTTAAAAATATTTTTTCTTCCATGTTGTTTACCTATTACTGTGTGGATTATGTTATTCTACTCGAAGTAATTTTAATAAAGCAAGTGACTGAGCAAAAATAATAGAAATATTATTCAGATTTAAACTTCAGAAATAAATTACAGAAAAATTATCAATAAAATTTAATCATTAATTTGGAGGAATAAATGAGTATAGATAACGTAACTCCTGGAGAGTGGGACAGAGCTAGAATGAAAGCAACACAAAAACAAATTGGTGGAAGCCATTATAAAGATAAAGGTATTCAACCTTTAGAGTACGCGTATAGCAATGGACTAACGCCTAACTTAACCAATGTAGTTAAGTATGTGACTAGAGAGAAAGAAGATAGAGTGAAAGACTTACGAAAAGCTATTCACTATATCGAACTTGAATTAGAAATGGTCTATGGTGTTGACCCAGAAGGTAATCCAATAGACTAATTAGACATCATTATCTTGGTCATGTAGTCGCCTACGTTTTGCATTTCTTTGATTGCTCTTGGCTCTCTTACTTTACGATAACGTAAAACAGCAGACATACTCTTATGACCAGATAGTTTCATTAGTTCTGGTAGTTCCATAATCTCACCAGCCATAGTACAAAAGTTATGTCTTAGATCATGCAACCTTAGTTCTGGTCTACCAATCTTTTTAGCTAGTTGTTTCCACATCTTGACAGGGTAATCTACATCTAAGATGTATTCTCCCTTTCTCTCTAGCTTATTAATAACCATCATAGCTTGATTGCTTAGATAGATGACTCTATCTTCATTAGTCTCATGGTCGGTCTTATGTTCGCTTAGAACTATCTTGTTATCTTTTAAATCAGACCACTTGGCACTGCCTATCTCACTCTTACATCTACCGCCAGAGTGCATACAAAGTTCTATGTAATCTAAAGAGCTAACAAAGTTAGGTCGAACAGTTTGTCTTTTAATGTTTATTTGTCTTTGTAATTCAGCAAACTCTTTGTCTGATATTTCATTCTCACTAATCAGTTCTTTGTTTAGTTTAATTTTACAAGGGTTTATTTCTACAAGTGACAATGCTATCGCATGGTTATAACAACCAGATATCATTTGGACAACTCTGTTAGCAGCATAAGAACCTCTTTTAGATATTTCTAAATGTAATCTTGTAATATCACCCCTAGTTATATCTGTTAGATTTCTTTTACCTAAATCATTCTTAACATCTTTATCCCACATTCTTACATACTCGCCAGGCTTACCGTTCTTGTTAGGCATAGCAACTCTTCTTTTATTTTGTATTAACTTATCAATGTAATATTCAAACGCTTGATTTAAAGTTTCTCCGCCTCTGGTATTTAATGGATCAATACCTTGTGCAACTTCACCAAGTATTTGTTGTGCTTTGTTTCTTGCTACATTAATTGGTATGTCTCTAGTACCAAGAGTAAGTTCTCTCTTCCTTCCATTAATGCGATAGAAAACTCTATAAGTTTTTTCTGTGATTAATAAATTGTTTACCTTTGTATCTCTTTTATATCTAGCCATAACTCGTACCTCCAAGCAGAGTCGCCATACAGTCGACAGCTTGGTGTCGAAATGGCGTGTATTTTAATTACCTATTTAGTAGATTATAAGTTGAATCTTGTAAAGAAAACAAGGGTTTTTAGGGAAATAATGTACAGTCAAGAAACTGTGTGATTGTTAAATTTCTGCCTGCGCTACCAGGCTGCGCTACTCCCCGACTAGGTGAATAAACACCAGAAATCAGCCATTTATTGCAGTTTTTTTAGTACCAGAAGTCGACTCATTTTTGTCTTGTCGACCATTAGTCGCCAAAATAATCGACTCCATAGCTTCTTTTAAACTATCAATAGAATTGGTTGATTTCATAATTTCGTCCTTTATCGTGATTTGTGTTGTTTGACAATCACAAAAGGCTCTAAAGCATACGGTCTGGTATTCAAGATTAACCATTGCGATTATATCTATTTGATTTTTATTATAATGTCTTCCTTTTGTGGTATTGCCTTTGCGAATATCAAATCGCCAATTTTTATATTTAGATTCTATATGTGTGACTGTTTTAACTTGGCATCTATATAGTTTATGTTTCCACTCAAAGATTACATCGGCATGGGATGTATGAGGCATTATTGTAACGGTGTCTGATTCTCTCGCCAGAACTGAGCAGGTTAAGTATTCGCCACTCCTACCTATTCGCTCCGTCTTGCGTGTCATAGTTTTCTAAGAAAGTTTCAGCTGTGATACCTTGTGAGTTTAGTAAAGCCTTTATATATTTAGGCTGCCTATTGAAGGCTGCTTTTGCAAATGCTTCTTCATTTATTCTGTTCTCTTTTATGTAATCATTAGCAGCATCTCTTAAAAGTTTTAAAGACTGTCTTAATAAAACATTTTTTTCTTGGTTGTTTTTTGATTGATATTGTTCGCTTTGAACCAGAACGGGTATAACTGTTTCTATTAAAGGTCCTAAATATTCTGCTCTTGTTTGATCTACAACAGCGTTACCAGAGTAAGGTAATATATCTCTTCTTTTATAACCAAGTCTATCGAACTCTCTTTCCGCTATATTCTTTTCTTCTCTTACAGTAGCACCAGTAAGCTGTCTTGTTAATGGTCCTGGTACTTCTGCACCCACAATCGGTAATTTGACCGTATCAGGTCTTCCAGGTGCAGCCGCTCTGGTTGGTGATTGTAGTTCTGGAAACTGCTCTCTTACTATGGGTATACTTGTTTTTAATCTATTGGTTGTATCAGTTAAAAATTCACCTGTAGGAACTGGTGCTCTAAAGTCTTGTTCTTGTTCTATAAAGTCATTAAACATTCTTAGCGGTGTTAAAAAACCACCAAGTACATCAGACACATAATCAGACATAAACTTGTTTACTTTTTCTTCTGTATCTAAACCACCTAAACCATCTAGTAAGTTTTGTATTAACTGTAAACTTGCACCAGCTCTAAACTGTGCTCCTGATAATGCTTGTAAAATATCTTTTGCATCACCCCAGTTACGACCAGATTCAATTCTTGTAATAACATCGGCAACAAATAAATATGGAGTAAGTGGAAAGTAAGGCCTCATGTCTACTGTTTTACCTTCAGTAGTTTCTAGTTCATACCATTTATGATCCTCTGCCATTCCTTTTCTTTTAGCTTCTATTGTTGCCATTAATATAGTCGAACCAATAACGGCTTGGCTAAATGCAGTAGTATCTCCCGCTGCAATCTTTTTAATTTCTTTTGGTCTTAATAATAATCCAAATCCAACTGGACTATGTTTAAACTGAAACTCAATAGCATTAGCCATAAACCTAGCAAAAGGAATTAAACCAGTAGTAACAAATGGAATAGAGTTAGATAAATCTACAAATGCTTTTAGTGCTTTATTTGTTGGTGTTTTTGCATAAGTAAAAAACAAAGCATCATCTACTGCTTTCTCTATATCAGATGCATTCAGGTGTTTAAGTAGGTCTTCATTTATTTCTACTTTATTAATATCAATACCTTTTAAAGCCAGGGTATCTTTTATAGATGTTGCAAACATTCCTCTTCTGTACCAGAACTCTTGCATACGGTTTAAGAAGTTGAGTCCGTCAACCATCTTCTGTGCACCTTTTAATACTTTTGATTTAGATGAGTCTGCTACTTCAGATGCATATTTTGTGAACAGTCTATCACTTTCATTAACATAATATTTTGTTAAAAAGTCTGTAATTTCTTTAGCCTTCTTTTTATTTTTTGTAAGGTTCATTAACAAACCAAAAGATTTTGTATAATCAACTGGTACTGTTTCTTTTCCAAATGCTTTTCTTAAAGGATTAAAGGTTCTATTTAAAATATCATCGAATGATTCTATAAGTGTTCGCATACCAACTCTACCAAGTTGAGCTGTATTGTTTCTCATTGCTGTAGCTATCTGGCTAACTAATAAACCTCTTCTTATGTTATCAAGCTCTCTAATTATATCTGTGTATTCTTTAGCAAAATTTGCATACCAACCTTCATCAGGTGCAATCTCACCAAGCTCTTGACCAATTCTTTTCATTGTTTTACTAGCCGTGCTTAGTTGTTGCATACGTCTTGCTGAATCAGATATGCTTTCTTTAAATACTGTAGATAGTTCTTCAACAGTTAGATTATTCTTTTTAAGAGTTTCTACAAACTTATCCATAAACTTAGGACTAGAGTTTGCTAACAATACTGCTTCTTTTAATTGGTCTGATATTCTTACATTTGGATTTCTTGGTATTTCAAGTTCATCCATTATTTGCATACCAACATCAATAACCCTTTGGTTTAAACCAGTAGTAGTATCAGTTTGAAAATCTCTACCATCTGGTGCTGGGTCAATAACATCTTCTGCTTTTACATTATTAATATTGCCACCACTTGATGCTGCTTGTATTTCATCTGCATACATTTCAAGAGGTACTTCATCTCTTGCTGGTGGAAGTCTGTCATTTATAATATCGTCATAAGTTTGCATGACTTCTTGGTCTGTCATACCTTTGTAATTAATATTATTGTCGTTTAAAACTTTTCTTACAGTTTTAGCTTGATCGGTTTTTCTTTGCCACTCTGCATATATAGCAGCATCTTCTGGATGTGGTGTGTTATTATTTAAATCTTCTAATACCCTATTAGTCATACCAGTGTCGCTAGTATCAACTTGACTATAGAATCCGTCTTCCATCATAGAGTTTGCTACATCATCTAAATCATCCAGAGTATTTCCTTCTTGGTTTTGACCAGCTTTAAATTTTCTTTGTATGTTTCCAGACGCATCTTCAAATATACCTTTTAGTTCACCAGACCTTTCTCCGTCTTTAATCTTACCAATGTAGTCTGTAGCAGTTCTTACTTTAGGCTCTTTAGTAACTTTTAATATTTCTGGAATCTTAGTACCACGCTTCGGTGTTTCTACTTTAGGTGTTGCAAGTTTAAAATTATCTAAAGAGTCTTGTTTAATAAAAAATTCTTTTAATTTATTTGCAGTATTTTTTGGATTATCATAATCAATTTTAAAACTTACTCTACCACCAAGGATTCCATAATCCTCTGGAATATTATTAAGCTCTGGTGAAACAAATCCTTGCTTAGCACTTAACTTTGGAACTCCCTCAACCTTGACTGGGTCAACCCCGATTTTAATTAATTCATCATCAATCTGTTTTTTTATATCTACTTTGGGTGCAACAACCTCTGGTGTAACTGGTGTTTCTGCTACTGGTGTGTCGACAAGCTCACCCTTTGGACCAACAAAAGTTTCTTTTAACTCTTCTGGTTTTGGTGGAAGAACAAAGTCCTCTCCTTCTTTAGTGACACTTGGTACAACATTGTTTTTATTTTTAAAATATGCAGCAGTTCCACCTATTGAACTACCAAAAACACCACCTACTCCAGCTCCAAATAATGCTGACTGTCCAGACTCACCAAAGTCAAAGCCTTCTCTTTGACCAGACATTATTCTGGTAGATTGTCTTAAAGCATTATCAACTGTTGAATAAGTTGCACCCTCTATGGCTCCAATCTTTGCTCCCTGTATTGCTCCTTGTTTTACAAACTCTTTAATAGATTGTTTGGTTGCTTCTTTAGCACCAGCTCTTGCAACAAGACCAGCACCCAATGTTCCTATACCCACATAAGTAGATGGATCAGAACCAACACCTTTTATAAATCTACCAACTCCAGCCCAACTAATTTTCTTGTTGTCGTACATATCCATTGCTGTAACAAAATCTTCTTTTTGTTGTTGGTTGGCAAACTGAAATAAATCAAGTGCTTCATTACCCATTTTAGGAATATTGTAATTAAACCAACCCATGTATCTTAGGGCGTAATCTGCATATTCTTTATCGGAGTTTAGTTTTTTAGGTTGACCATCTTTTTCAACACCGAAGGTTGTGCCTTCGTTAAATTCATAAATACTTTTTGCAACTTTAATCCATTCAGGATTTTTTTTCAATTCAGCTTCAGATAGTTTTCCATCGTTTTCTGTAATTTGTTCTGGAGTAGGAGGAATAATAAAACCATCAGATGCAATGTTTTGTATAGCTTTATCATCTATATCAGATGGTGGAGGTATTTTGAATCCCCCTCCTTCTTCCTCTTTGGGTGGGGGTGGTATGATAAAATCTACCATAGTATTACTCTGATATTATTTTATTAGCTATTAAATTTTTTATAACGCCTTCTCTTGTAGCTCCTGGATTAAGTTGCATTGCTTGATTAATGATTTCATTTGCACTCATTGATCCGTAAGAATTATTAGTTACTGTATAGTTTTTTGTTGAGTTATTTTGTCCACTTGTATTACCAGATATCAAGTTAGCAATACTTTTATTAAGATAATTTATACTTCCAGTTTTAATATAATCATCGTAAAAATCTAATTCAGATGTTGTTAAATTAGGAGAAGTTCTACCATTAGTAGCTATTTCAATTTTTATTTTAGCGGCAAGATCGTCATACTTTTGTTTAGTAGTTTTAATTTTGCCAGGAGCATTAGGTAAAACTGGTGTCTGGTCATCTGCATAATATTGAACACCATTTTGTAAAACTATTCTTCTTTCAGAACCTTTCGGTTTGTTGTACATATAATTATAAGCAGCTTGTTTTCCAAATAACTCATAAATTCTTTGTGCTTCAGGAGGTAATGATGCAATTAATTTTGCTTCATCTCTTTTTTGTTTTTCCTCTTTTGCTCTAGCTATCTCTTTAGCTCGTCTAGCATCTATGTTGTTTAAAAACTGTGCTTGCGCTCCAAAGTTACCAGATTGACCAGCGTTCATTGCTTGTAAAGATTCTGCAAAGTTTCTTAACTTGCTAAAACTCTCAGCTCTTTTTCTATTTTTTTCTTCCTCTTCGGCTTGTTTTGATTTAGCTTCAAGAATAGGGTTTATGTCTATACCAAGTGAGCCTGTAGGATTATTATTTATTTCCAAAAATCCCATGGGGTCGTTAAAATTATAAGTCTTCATAACCATCTCCTATGTAGAAAATATACCACCTTGGCCAAACAAGGTATCAAGTGATGTGATTGCACTGCCAATTCTACCCGCACTACCCTGATCGTAAGTTTTTGTTATATTTGGGTCCATGCCAAATACTGAGCTTGACAATAAACCAAGTTGTTGAGGACCGTAATTTAATCCTCTCATAAACTCGCCATATCCAGCATCCATTCCAGCTTGTGATAGAGCTTGTGCTGATCTTCCTTGATTACCAAGTAGACCTAAGTTTTGATATTGATTTTGTACTTGGTTATTTAATAAACCTTGTTGGAATTGTCTGTTTTGCATTTCTAATTGTGGTTGCGTAAATCTTGCTCTATTAATAGCATCCATGTTAGCCATGTTCATTGCGTTGTTATAAGAGCCTTGCTGTAAACCAAACTGGTTTAATGCACTTTGGTCGGCACCAAATCTTCTTGCGTCTAGTTGTGCTTGATTTTGTGCAACATCGCCAAGTAAACCTTGTCTTGCTAATCCAGCTTGTTGACCAAAAGTTGCATTTTGCATTGCAACAGCTCTATCTGCATCAGACATATATTGGTCTGCTGAAAACTGTCTTCCTATGTCTTGACCAGCTAATGATGTCGCTCTGTCAAAACCTTGCGCTCTTAAATCACCAGATAACTTACCAGCCTGTTCTGCAAAGTTTCTATTTGTTTCTGCTTCTAATATAGCTGAACGTGAACCACCAAATGCACCTCTTCCGATTGCTGCATCTTGGTCGCTTTGTAATTGCATCTGTCTTGCTCTGTTTAAATCACCAAGTGTATTGTCTATAACTTGTGATTGAAAAGGATTTTGATATGCACTTAAATTTGTATCTAATAATGATTGTGGTTTTACATCTCTTATAGCACCACGATTAACTGAAGCACCGCTATATAAATCTACTGGAGCTATGTTTGCTGCCTGTTGCATTGCTGCTGGTTGTAACTGTGTTGCTGTACCAGTAAAAGGTGTGACTGTTGGTGCTCTTAAACTTTTACCTAATAGAGTTTGTAAACCTTGTTGCGGATTATATCGTTGGCTTTGATTAAACAAACCTCTGGTTGCATCCATACCAGCTAATTGGTCTGGATTATATCCTGCTACTCTTGGGCCAGTGTAAGGAACAAAAGGTTGGTCCGCTATACCTTTAGCTTTATTGTATAAATCATCGTAACGAGCCTGTGTCGCTGGATCAACGCTTTGTGTGGCAGTATCTCCACCACCTTTCATAGCTCCGTATACTGCACTTCCTGCTGTAATGTATGGTAATGCTTGTGCCATAATAATTCCTTTATAATTCCTTTACTAATAAATTCATTTCTTTAAACCCATGAGGTTTTAATTTTCTTATCCAACCCTTGCGACCACCACCAATAATTTTCTTGCAATCACATTGTTTGGCAAATTCTTCTAGGCTGGGTAACATTTCTATTACTTCTTTGTAGTTTCCAGCTACCAGATTAATACTTAAAACTCTGTATCTTGGGTATTCTGCAAATTCAGTTATTATTACTGAATCTTTGTTGGGCCAAATAAACATTTCTCCAGCCCTTATTTTTTCTTTAATATCAGTTAAATTATACATATCTTGGTGCTTTAATGCACGAAGAATATGGTGTTCTAACCTTTCAAACTCTACTTCCCAGTCTTCTTTAGACTGTTGTGGAGGTGGAGAGTGTTCCGTTGTCTGCGACACTAACTTTATATTTTGTTCCATTTGGACTTACCAATACTAATTCGGTAGCATCGCCACCGTTTATTTGTATTCTTTCACCTTTGTTGAAAGTCATACCTGTTTGATATTCTATCTCTGATATTAAATAGTTAAGATAGTTTTTATCGTAATCTTCACCTGGTCGTGTTAGTGTTTTTCTTGCCACTATCTACGACCTCTGTTTCTTAAATCTAATCGTATATTACCAACCTGAAACATCTGGTCAGTATCGCCAGTTACTTTCATACGAACTTGTCTGGCTGTAAATCTTGCATCAGTGTAACCATCACTATTAAAAGTAAAGTTACCAAAATCTGTTTCTGCTCCGAGTGGTGTAAATTTTCCTGTAAAACTTATAACAACACCAGGTAATGTATTTGCTTCTTCATCGGGTAGTATCTGATTACATTGCACATAGTTATCACCGTTACCTATTTCGATAGGTCCTGATTGTGCGTAAGGTACTGCTGCACCTAAATTCTCTGAATTGTTTAATGTTGTGCTGTCATGCTGATAAACATTACCAAGTGAATCACATGCAATCGGATAATCAAAGACACCTTGGTCGATCCAACATCCTCTATCCATTTCACCGATTGACCAAACATTATCAACATAGTTCCAGATGACATATTTGTTTGGTGTTTGTTGTGCATCCCCTGAAGGGTAGAACCACCATATTTCATTAAAGTTTGAGTTGTGTCCACCGCAAGCAATACGTCTATATTGATATCTAATATTATCAAATACATGGTCATGCACATCACATTTAATTTCTTTAACTGAACCATCAAAAACAAAGAAAGAGTTTTCACCCATCCATGCTAAGAAGTTTCCAGAACTTACTATTGTTCTTGGTGATGCAGTTTTACAGTTAGTACCAGCATCTTGAATACCGTATATAAAAGGAGAACCAGTATAGTAAAGTCTTGCTATACCTGTATCGGTAAAGATGATGACATCTGTTTGCCATTTAATACCACTTAATATTCTACCGCCTGTTGGTATTTGTAAATCACCAGCTGTATTGGTTGCTGCGGCTGTCCAAGTAGTGCTTGCTTCTCTTGATGACCATTGTACTTTTCTAGGATCGCCACCAGCACCTAGAGCTATGACATGACGTTCATTGGTTACGAGAACACCAGAACATCCTGTAGGAGAATTGGTTAGCTGTGCGCCTATGGTTGATGGTGCAGAAGGCGACCATTTATAAATCTTGCCATCACTTGCACAACAGAAAAGTAAGTCTTCACCAAAGTTATCAAAAGACCATGATTTAGAATCAAAGAATAATCCAGATTGTGACCTAGCATCTCCGTAGTCTTCTACATTATAGTTATATGCACCGTATCCAAGTGGGTCAGTTGATTGGTCAGATACAAAACCAGAAGGAGTGATGTCATACCAAGTTCCATCATGGTTAACATATATTTTTTGTCTTGTACCTACAGCTAAAACCTTTTTACCAGAATTAGTAATGTACGCAAACATTCCTGTTGGCGTACCTGTTAAAGCAGTTGTTCTTATTTTTTCCCAACCACCAATAGGTCGTAGAAAACCATTTTGAAAACGCACTAAATTACTATCAGTCCAACGCCCTTTGTTAGCGTAGTCTGTTCCATTGGTGACTACTCCAGCGGGAGGAGTGACTGGTAGTAAAGGCATGATTAAGAATTATCTGCTATGTAACTTTTACCAGTTGAGATCGCAGTTGTATAAGATGTTTTATCTTCTGAACTACCAGCTACATCTGGAGTCTCATCATCTTCATCAACAGGTTCATACGCTAAAACGATTTCCAAGTGGTCTACGTTTCTTTGTACCATATCGTTGATTTCTGATTGCTCCATGCCTTCAACATTCCAACTTCCAGCGTTTACACCGTTGATAAGTGTTACGCTATCTGTTGCTGCTGTTAAGACTTCGCTTACTGTTTGTGCCATATTATTCTCCTTTTAAAGTTTGTATTTCGGCTTTTAATTCATCTACTTGCGTAGAAAGTTCTTGAACTGCTTTTACTAATACTGGTATTACTGCAGCTTCTCCAACTTCTTGTTGACCTGTTTCTCTTACATCCCACATTTTAAAACCATCTTGCAATTCAGGATGATTATCAACAGCTTCCTTAACTTCTTGAGCTATAAAACCATGATTAGTAAATTCGTTTTTGTAGGTTTCTGTAGAGCCTTTTTCATAAGCATCAAACTCTTTAGGTAAATCTCCTTTAGCTTTGTATTTAAAAGTTCTAGGTCTTAAATCATTTATAAAAGATAATCCTGCTTCTGCATCTGTAATATCTTTTTTAACTCTTTCATCAGAAACTGTTGACCATGTTGTATTACCGTGTGCAGCTCTTATATCATCTACTCCTTGACCAAGTGTAGTATAACCTGCTACTGCATTTATATTAAATCCAAAACCGTTTGCATAGTCCGTATCAACTGCACTTGTACGAGCTTGATAACCTAGTAGAGTATTACCAGTACCTGTAGTTAAAACTACTGTAGCATTACCTGTGGATTCTCCCATACAAACATTATGCTGTCCTGTAGTTATTCCACCACCAGCAGAATTTCCCATGATTGTATTACTACTTCCTGTAGTAATAGCATCACCAGCTATACGACCTACTACTGTATTTCCAGCACCTGTAGTGTTTGATTCTAAACAACCATATCCAACTGCTGTGTTGTTACTAGCAGTTGTATTGTTTAATAAAGCATCATGTCCTACAGCCGTATTATTTGAACCAGTAGTATTTTGTTGTAGTGAAGCATACCCTAAAGCCGTATTATCTGAAGCTGTAGTATTTTGTAATAAAGAGTTCATACCAATAGAGGTATTTCTTACACCAGATGTTGTATCTTCTTGTGATTTTGAACCTACAGCAGTATTACTATGACCTGTGTTTGATAATAAAGCAGCATAACCAAGAGCTGTATTGTTTGATGCTGTTGTATTACTAGCTAATGCACTTCTACCTAAAGCAACATTTTGAACACCTGAAGTATTAGCATTTAATGCAAAACCACCAACACCAGTATTATCTGCACCTGTAGTTAATCTTAAAGCCTTGAATCCTATACTAGTATTTAATTCGGATGAAATATTTGTAAGTAAAGATTCATAACCAACAGCAGTATTTCCATCTGCAGTTGTATTAGCAGCAAGTGCTGAACTACCAACAGCTACGTTTCTGTCACCTGTAGTGTTTGCGTTTAACGAAAGATAACCAATTGCTGTGTTGTTAGATGCGGTAGTATTATCCGCAAGAGCAACATGACCAATAGCTGTATTATTACTACCAGTAGTATTGTAAAGCATTGCTTGTTGCCCTATTGCAATATTAGAAGCACCAGTTGTGTTTGTTCCTAGTGCGTTATGACCTATTGCGTTATTACCAGTTGCAGTAGTATTAGCATCTAGTGCATTTGCTCCAACTGCTACGTTTGATGTACCTGTAGTGTTTGCTTTTAAAGATTCAAAACCAATAGCTGTATTATTCGCTGCTGTTGTGTTTTCCCTTAATGAGTTATAACCAAGTGCTGTATTATTAGCTCCTGTTGTATTAAAAACTAAGGATAAATTACCAACTGATGTATTATATGAAGCTGTAGTGTTTCTAGTTAGTGCATCAGCACCTACTGCTACAAGCCCTGTACCAGTTGTATTAGCACTTAAAGAACTCATACCAATAGCTGTGTTGTTAGATGCTGTGGTGTTTGCATCTCCTGCTAGACCACCAATAAATGTATTATATATGCCTGTGGTTACATCTGCTCCTGCATTAGTACCTACAGCAGTATTATAAGAGTTAGTAGCAGATGAATAATTTTGAGCCTCTAAAGCAAAAGAACCTACTGCGACATTTGCTCCTCCTAAAATATTAGCACCTAAAGAATTGTACCCTATAGCTACGTTATTATTAGCTGTAGTATTGGCATCAAGAGCTAAAGTACCTAATGCGGTGTTTTGAGTACCTGTAGTGTTTGATATTAAAGCATCATTTCCAACTGCGGTATTGTCAGACGCTGTACTATTTGAACCTAAAGTTCCTCTACCTAAAGCAGTATTGTTTGAACCTGTTGTATTACTTTCTAAAGCACCTGTTCCAACACCTACATTATCATTACCAGTTGTATTTGCCCCCAAGGCCAAATATCCAACAGCCACGTTTGGAGTTCCTGATGTGTTTGCATATAAAGCATAATGACCTATAGCAGTATTATTATTACCACTTAAAGAACCACTAATTAAGGCTGCACCACCTAAAGCTACGTTGCCTGTACCAGTTGGATAATTACCATTAAGTTTAATTGTTCCACCTTCTATTGAGGCATTACCGCTTACAGTTAAACCTGTAAGAGTTCCTACGCTAGTTATGTTGGTTTGTGCTGCTGTAGCAAGTGTACCAGTAATAGATGTGCTTGCTGATAAAGTTGTGAATGATCCAGCTGCTGCTGTAGTGCCACCAATGACAGAACTATCAATTACTGCTCCGTCTAAGTTTAATGCTACTGAAGTACCATTAGATGCAAATATTCCATCAAGAGTATCGAGGTCAGCGTTTAGCTTTGTACCCCAGGTATCAGTAGATGCTCCCACTTCTGGTTTAGTTAAATTTAAATTCGTTGTAAATGTATCTGCCATAATTTATTCCTGTTTATGCTGCGATGTCAGTCCAATTAGTATTTGTTGAGGACTGATCTGTCCAAGTTGTTGTAGCTGGTGTTTGGTCTGTGTAAATAGTATCTGCTACAGTCTGGTCTTCCCATTTTAAACTACCTATCGCAGAAAAACCACTTGTTTGTTGAATACTAGAAGTGCCAGTTTGAACCAATGAACCAGTTACATCTAAGTTAGTTGTAGCGTTTATTTGACTTGCTGCTGATACGATAAAGACACCAACAGCCGTTACGTTTGTAGATGCGGTAATATTTGATTCACCAACATCAATTTGTGTGCCTACTGCACTAAGACTTGAAGATGCTGCCATTAGCACGCCACCAATATCTATTTGAGTACCTACGGCTGTTAGGCTAGATGTTGATGATATGCTTGTCGCACCAAATTTAATTCTAACACCAGTCGATGTAAGACTTGATGTTGCTGTGATTTGTGAAGCACCTTGTATTGGGACGAGTCCAACTGCTGTGACACTAGAAGAAGCTGTTATTGAAACTTCTCCAGTTACAGGTACAACACCAACCGCAGTTAGGTTTGATGTTGCTGTGATTGAGCTTTCAGCTAATTCAAATTGTGGTGATCCCCAGTAAGACTTACCGTATCCACCAAAACCATAGCCAACTGAAGCCATGTTATTACGCTACAGTTATGTCTATAGCACCTGCATTAAATCTAAATACATCTCCAGTAGAAACAGTTTTGCTAGTGGTTAAATTACCATAAGCAAGTAAGTTACCAGATGATGAAGCGTCAAAAACACCTACTGCAACAACAGTACCATAATTAGCTGTAGCTGTTGGGTATTCTATTGCTGATGTGTTTGATGCTGTATCGTTAGTAACAGTAAAAGCTGCTGTTTGTCTTGCATAAGCTCCGCCTGAAACTTCTGTACCACCACCAGTATCACTTGGTGCTGATGTATATAATGCTACATATAATGTTGCTGGAGCTGTATAGGCTGATCCACCAAATACATGACCAACAACTTTGTTCTCTAAATAATCTGAAAATCCAGCCATTCTATTCTCCTTTATTAATTACCGTAGTAATAATTTCTTTTTTGTTTTTTTCCGTAAGTTCTTCTTCGCATCATTAAAGAACCTTTACCAAATGCAGCTTTCTCTTGTTCGAGTCTCATTTCTTCTAATGCCTTCTCAAACTGTTGAGTGAACATTGGTATTCTTTCATCTTCCATTAAAAAAATAGAAGCGTGTTTTAATGCACCATATAAATAAACATCTGGGTGCGAGACTGATACAAAGTTACTTGTATTGGAATCACTTAATGCAGATATTTTAGCATAGTAAGTTAGTTGTAGGGTATATTCTCCATCAGGAGTTGGTGCTAATTCTATAGAGTCATCAACCATTGCATAGTAGACAGGTTGGCCCGTAGAGTTGTTGTTTGATTTTCTATAGACATCTAAGGACTCTATAGATTGTTGGAATAAAGGACTGAAATCGTTTGATGTAATTTCTACATTAATTGCCTCTATCCAATCTGTTGGAACTGTTAAATATTGTGAGTCAGCTGTAGCCGTTGCTCTTTTAATCATGTCTTTGGTTCTTAATCGTCTATTAAGTTCCGCTTCGACATTATCGATAAACGTATCTATATCAGACGTTAAATCTGATCTATTAAGATAATTTGCTATTGCTGTTTTTAATTCTGAATATGTCATACTTTACCTTGCCAAGTTCTAAATACTTTATTATCTGGGTCGTTGAGCCATTGTTTCCATTTAGCTCTATCTTTTGACCAGCCTTCGCGTAATGCCTTTTGCCAAATCACCATAGGGACTTCAGCAATGTGTCGCATATCTTTTCCAGGCTTAAGTGTATTGTCTCTTAGTTTCTTAACGTGGTCAATGACGGGAGCAACATCTTGAGTCGTATGATAAACCAGCTTGTCATCTTCAGTAATGAACTCTGATTTATAACCAGTTTTATGGTCGGTGATTGTACGTTTTGTTGCCATATTAAATAAGGGCGGGAGAGCCGAAGCTCTCCCTAATTCTAACTAACTTATGAAGTAGTTAAGTCAGCAACTATACCGTGAGCAGCTTCGTTGCTCATTTCTAGTCCGTACTCAGTCACAATCATTTTAGTTTGGGCATCCCCGACAGTAGCGATATCAACTGTTTTAAAGTCTCTTAAGAAAGAAACTTTAGCATAGTCTGGATCAACTAATAATAGTGATCTTTCTCTGCTGAAGTTAGATGGAATGATTTTTAACTCACCAAAGTCTGAAGCATAAATAGAAACAGAAGCCTCTACTGTGTTTGCATCAACCATTTGTCTTGAGTTAGTTCTACCTGTGAAACCAGATATTTTCTGCTTGTTTACAGGACCACAGATTGCCATTGAAGGCTCTCCACCGTTTGTGAAACAAGATTGTAATACTGCTTTAAGCAAAGTTTCAGTTAAAGCTCTTTGAGTTCCGTCTGTTGGAGCTGTTCCGCCACCAGTAGGTGCGCCTGCTGCTGCTTTACTGTAATTGGATTTTATCCAAGATTCAAAGCCACCAGTTTTTCTAGCTGTTGTTGCGTTACCAGTTGTTTTACCACCATTTTGACAGAGAGCTGTTTCCATGTCTCTTTTCAATGCTTTAGCCATAATAGCTAATTGATGAGCCATTTCTGACTTCTTACCAGCTGGGTCAGATGCTTGTTGAGAACCAGATACAGTTGCATCTCTTGAAGAGATCATTGCAACATTACTAACTCTAGTTGTAGCTGTAGAAGCTGAAGTAGCTCCGTCTAATCTAAAGCCTTCTAGTTCACCAGCTGCATCAACAGTTGGTAGAGTTTCTGTTTGCCAATCGAAAACTACGTTCTTGATTGAGTTTTTACCAATAGCACTCATAAAAGGAGTAGCTTGTGGTGAGATGTTATAAATTACGTCACTCAGTTGTTCTCTATCGGAAGTCGCTGAGTAAGTATCAAATGCGTTTGTTACTTTTGCCATGATATTTATTTCCTATGTTTAAAAAGTTTATATAATTTGTTCAAATAATTTAGCTGCATCCTGGACCTTTCCAGTCTTAGCTAATTTTTGACGCGCTCTTTTCACAGGAGTTGTTGTCTTAGGTACGTTTGAAGTGCCAGGTCTTGCGGTTCGAGCTGCCGCTTTCTTTTCAGTTGGTTTCACTTTAGTCGCTTGTTGTGTCTTATGTTGTAGCCATGCGTTTCTTAAACCAAGTAAAACTCGGTAGTCATAAACGCTGTCCATCTCTTGAGGTGTGTACCCCAAAACATTAACACCGTAATTACGAATTGCCATCTTTTCTTTTGATGCCATTTCGTTATCTTGCCATTCTGGTATTTGTTCAAGTAATTGTTGATTACCGTATTCAACAAATTGTTGAAGTTTCTTTTGCTGTTCCGCTTGAGACTCTTGTTGGAGTCTTTGTGATTCAGCTTGTACGGCTTGCAACTTTTGCTTTTTCTCATTCCAGATGTCTTTTTCACGGACATAAGCAATAGGGTCTGCTTCGTAAAGTGCGTTCCAATCTGGCTCGTTTTGTAACTCGCCCTTCAAAGTCGCTTCCATTTTTGGTAACAACTGTGAATAAATTGCGTCTTTTTGAGAAACCTCTTGTTGTTGAGCTTCAATAGCTTTTCGCTGTTGAGCTAACTCCTGAGTTTTTCTCGTATAATCTCTTTGGCGACTGTATCCGTTTTGGAGTTCTTCAAGCGTGACCTCTGTATCTTCACCATCTACTTTAATTGTATATAGCTGTGGTTGCTCGGACTCCTCTTCTTCTACTTGATCTTCTTGAGGTTCGTCTTCATCTACATCTTCTTCAAGCTCTTCTTCGTAAGGTTCGTTATCTTCGATAACTTCATCTTCGTTGACTAGCTCTTCTGATGCTTGTTCTTCTATTTCGTTTTCTGGTTGCTCGTCTGGAGTCAAAAAACTTTCAAAAGATTGTTCTGTCTCTTGCATGTTTGTTTGTAAACCAATCGGCTTTGCGTTGTTGGTCATAATCATTCCTTAAAAATGTAAAGTAATATTTTAACAATACTTAGTTAAATTTTACACAACTTTGTGCAATCTTCCTAATTGGGCTTTTGTAATTTTACCCTTCTCTACGATTATACGCAGATGTCTTTCGACCTCTGGTAGTAGTTTGATTGCTTTGTGTAAATTTTCTCTTTTACTTATATCATCTTGCTTAGATGATAACCATAAATTTATGTATTCATTTTTAAGTTCTTCGATTGCGTTTGTGAAAGTTTCAGCGTTAAGAATTAACTCTGCTTCGTTTGAATTTAAAATATCTTCTTGTGATGGCATAAATGTTTAACTTAGATTGTCTAATATTTTTTGTATTCCAGACATGTTTAATGGTTTGTAGCCACTAGCAATTTGTTCATCAAATCCTGTATGTGATATGTGTAAGTTTGGATTACCTGCTCCACCAAATCCACCGAATATATCTCTAGGTGGATCGTCATATCTATCTACAGGTATATTTACACCACCAATACCTTTATCAAGATAATAAGGATCATCTGGAGTTGCGCTTCTTACTGTGGCTGGACCGATTGGAGGAAAAGGATTTGGAACAATACCATCATTAATATCAGCTTGTGTAAATCCTTCTGGATTAGCAGCTGAATAACTCATGCTTGGTGCAATCATGTTAGCTACGTTGCTTCCATCCGCTATAGACATTGCATAATCTAGTCCGCTTGAATAAGGGCCAGCAACACCAGTAGCGGTTTGTTTTGTTTCTGTGGGGTCTGACTTATCAGTCACATCATTATTTGCGTCATCTATATCAACAATTTGTGTGCCACCACTTCCAAAGTCTCCACCATTATAATCAGAAATATTTATGTTTGTTATATCTTCAATAGATGGGCCAAAGATATCTGGATTATCTTTTGTATCTTGTATAAAAAGTTGTTGTCCTAGAGAGTCATAACCTTTGTTAATTTTTTCAATAGGTTGATTGTAAATACCTGGTAAGTCTCTATTACCAAAAAGTTCTTCCCCTAACGAACCATAGCTTTTATCTTCAATAGAAAAATTATCATTATTTATTTTAGGGTCTACATTAAAGCTATTTAAAATCTCTGCTCCTATTCCTAATCCTGGTACTGATGCTTTAACTACAGCTTCCATAATATCTGGAACAGCTGTATTAAAAGTTCCACCAACAGGATATTCTTCTATGTATGCTTCTTGGTGTAAAGGACTCTTAGTTATAATGTCTTGTATTTCTGTTTGATATAAATTTCTTCCAGAACCATCACCAGCATCTATGTTTTGTAATATGTCTTTATTTTTTTGCAGGTCTTGTAGTTGTGTTTTAACAACTTCTTTCATCATGTCTTCTTGAAGCATATCGTTAGAAATGTTTAATCCAGGTTGTCTATTACTAGACATTTCATTTGTTACTGCTGGTAAAGAGGGTACGGAAAAAACAGAAGGAACATCCACAGCTGGTTGTTGTATGAACGAAGGTGCATAGTTGCTGTTGTTGTTGAGAGAAGGAGTAGAGTAATCTATCCCACCCATTCTAAAATTTCCTTTTATAGCCATAATTAATTCCTATCCTGCTATTAGTTTATCAATTTTTTCATCTAATTTGTCTAATCTATCAAAAATTCTTTGCATATCTAAATGAAGGTCTTGTTTGGTTGCGTAGCGTGATGGGATTTCTTCTCTGGTTTTGTTGAGGAGTATTTCTACTCGCTGAATATCTGAAGCGTTAGTACGAATACTATAGATGATAGGAACATACACTAACGTAATGATTGCGTTCCAAAATAAAATAGGGTTGTCCATTAATAACTCCAAATATGTGGTCTTGGTCTGTTTGGTTGTTCTTCCGAAATATCTAAATGTATAAATCGAGAATTGCCTTTTTGGTTTACGCCAATACCAGTAAATCCATAATCTCTAGCTTTCGATACAATCTGGAGTGCTTTATCTCCTCTTACATATACATCAGCAGCTAGTCCTTCTGCATGAGTTCCTGGAGTTTTTTTCTTCGCTTCTATGGGGTGGTCTTCACACCTGTACCCAGAGGTTATAACAAAGGGAAAATCCAGCTCTGTTCTTAGTGATTGTAACTTATTTATTAGTTCGTGTGAAATACCATTTTTACCACAATGTTTGCAAGCAAACTCTTCTTCTTTAAAGTTTACCCAAGACATTATTTTCCTACGCCCTTTACTCTTTCGTATGATCTTAGTCCGCCAAGACCAAGCATACCCATAAGGACGGGTAGCATAGTTGATGTATCTGCTTGCGGTACGATAATACCAAAAGGAGCTGCGAGAGGACTGATTAAAAAGTTTACAGCAAAACCACATACACATATCCAAGCTGTAGCTGGTCGCCAAGAAGATTGAAACCAATTACCTTTAGCTTCTTCTTTGTTTACTTCTATTTGCGCTTTAGCGATTTCATGGATATGTTTTTCAGACATAGTTGCAATTTCATGTGCAATCTTTTGTTTCGTGTCTGCGTCTGGAATAAACTTATCAAGAAGTTCGCTTACTGGTTTTATTAGTTTTTCTATCATAATTTCTTAGTTTGATTAATGCTTTTAATTTTGAAAAAGAATTAACTGTTTGTTTTTTTGGTTTCTGTTGTTTTGTATTCATGTGAATATTTATTAAAAAGTTTTTCTGCCTTTCTTTTAAAAGACCATTCTAAAAATTTACCAAGTAAGTAAGACAAGTTACTTTTAAGACTTAGCTTTTTTCTTGGCTGTTTCACTTAACTCGTTAAAATGAAATAGCCTTACACTTGTTGCAGTGTGATTTTTATTAGAATGTAAATGTCCGTTAGGCATTTTGTGTGTATTGCCTTTGTATTCGGTTCCATCTCTTTTAAAGTGTTTTACGCCTCTCATTATTTTTTCCTCTTCTTAGGAAAACCAGCTTTCATATTTGCGTAGGCTTTTTTAGTAATAGTAGATTTCTTTTTAGTTCTACTATTTTTGTTTTTCTTTCTGTTATTTATATTTTCATATAGTGACATAGTTATCTCCTTACCATTTTTTGCAAGACCAATATCTTGCGGTTAATTTACTAGGCGGATTAGTGTCACACTTGTGCCTAGCTCTAAATGATTTACGTCTTGCTGGTTGATCTTTTTTAATTGTCATTTTAGGATCACCAAAGCGAATAAGTTTTATGGTTTCACCAACCTTTGCCAAGACAGCAAACTTCTTTGACTTTCCTGGTGTACGTTTAGGTTTATTATAACCAGCGAACCTTTCGCCTCTATATGTTATTGCCATAGTTAATGTATTAAAGTTACTTTAGAAGATATTAGTTCTGAGTCGTGAGGTATTTGTAAAAATACCAAAGCAACTCTTTTAGCATCTTCCAAGCTCTTAGCTTTTATATCGTTACCGCAGTAGATAAAATCTCCGTCAAGAAATTCTAAGTCGTAAATCTTATCCGATTGGTTGGTTATTGCCATTGGTAAACATTCCTTGCGATTGGTTTTTTGCTACCTGTCTAATCGCTTCTCTATCTCTTTCCATAATTGCATTTATTTCAGCAACATTTACTTGCGCACCGTACTTAGCTTGTAGTTCAGCTATCTTCAGTTTTAAATCAGCTTCATGTTCATCACGGTTTCTGTCGTCATCCATAATGATTTTCATTCTATCTGTCTCTGCATCAATGATAGCTTTTTGTGCTAAGTTCTGAGCTTTCATTGCTTCAGCTTGAGCCAACATTTCTTCTGGTGAAGGTTTAGCTGGTTCTTGTGGTTGCGGAGGCATAGGCGGTACAGTTGTATTTATAAATGTTGTTGCATCTTTAAATCCAGCCATCTCAATCATTTTAGTTAAAGTGTTTGCGTACTGCTGTAAATTAACCAAAGGATTGTTAGGTCCTAATGTTTGTAATATTTGTTCTTGCTTTTGTGATAGTGCTGTTAGGACTTGGAACTTTTCTTCGTCAGAGTTTTTAGAAATACCAACATTAATTACCATGTCTTTATCAGCATCCCAATATCTAGGATCAACAGGAATGAACTCGTTGTTTAATCTCATCATGTCTTGACCTTCTTGGTGTTTGATTACAAGTGAGTTTACAAGTTTAAATAAATCTTTCATACCGTCAGCAAAGTGACGACAGATAAGTTCTACTCTTCCTTGTGCGCCAGACATAGTAGCAGTTACAGCTGCGGAAGTTGTAGATTGTAATGCTTCTGCATTAAGTCCAGCCGAAGCCTTAGAAACGCCTGTACGGTTCTCCTTTGCTTCGTCTAGGTAAGACAATACTGGGAAGGCTTCTTTACCAACGAAAGGCACAGAGAAAGGCTGAACCATTCCTGGTGCTCTCATTCTAATTGGTTGTCCTATGTCAGTATTAAGAACATCGTCAATATTAACTTGTCCTTCTACTATACCCATTCTCGGGAAGATGGCGTGGCCTAGACTATCAAGGGTATCTCTCATTATCTGAGATTTAGCTGCTTGAATAGGCATCAAGTAGTCCGCGGGGCATGAGCCAATGGAGGTATGTGGCTCTGGATCGGGACAGAAGAGTGTAATAGGTAAATCATCCCAGGGTGTTGAATTAACAATATTTAATCCATTCCCTACAGTGCATACTCTAATCCTTTCATCTATACCATCACCATCTAAATCATAAAAAACATAATGTTCTATATAAAGAACACTTTTACTATTACTGTCTGCTCTATCAACACCAGTAAAATCTGCGTATGGATTTCTTGCTTGTTCTAAGTCGTAGGAGTCTTCATCGACTGCGCTTCCAGAACCAGCGAACTCTTCCATTTGTTCTTTGTCATATCCCATAGCCACTAAGTCACTTACAGTCTTAACCATTCTGTGTGCAACATAAGGTGATGAGTTTAAATCTCTTGCATGTCTTGATATAAGTATTTCTTCCGTTGGTACTGCTTCGATAACCACTTGGTCTTTAGCTTTAACTCTTCTTATTTTAACATCGTAACTAGCTGGAGTTTCTTGTGTTATCTCTTCGCCAGTTTCAGGATTCATAATTGTCATGCTTTGCATTTCAATTTTTTCTTCAATAACTTCTACGTTAGGGTCAAGGGTAAGAGCTTGATAAGCCTCTGGAGAAATGTCTGTGTATTCGTGAGTTGATGCAGTAATGCTGTCATCCCAATAGGCTTTTACAAAACCAGTTTTTCTTATAAGTGCATCTTTGAACGCATCGTATAAAACTTTGAAGCCTGGATTTTTTTGTTGGATGACGTAGTTAATGTAATCTGTTTGTTGTTTGGCAAGTTGTATGTCCTCTGGGCCGTGAGGTATAAACTCTACTATTTTGGTTGTACCAAAAAATGTACGCATGATGGAAGGCAACATGAATAACACGCTGTCTCTAACATCGGTTGATACAAATTCTGATTGCATAGAACTTTGAGCTGTTGGAGAATTACCAAGGTAATAATCAGTAGCGTCAGCTCTGTCCTGGTCTATTTGGTCGATGAAGTCTTTAGCGTCATCCATTTCGGATTTAAGTACGCCTTGTAGTTCTTCTTCATTGTAAGAATCTTCTACTTGTAACTCTTCGATTGCTTGATCTTTGTCGTATTCCA